TAGCAATCGCCATCTGGCACTCGCTTCGTTCGCTTTCAATGTTGGGCTAGGCAACCTTCAGAACTCGACCCTTCGCATGAAGCACAACCGGGAAGACTATGAGGGAGCGGCTGAGGAATTTAGGAAGTGGACGCTGGCGGGTGGCAAAGAACTACCGGGCTTAGTAACCCGTAGAAATGATGAGAGAGCGTTGTATCTGCAACGTTAAAAAGGCAAAATAGCAGTACAAAGCATTTGCTTTGCAACTCTAGGAGATACACATGGACAAAGAAGCTATCAACGTTCCGGTTCAATTGGTAAACGCTATCCTTCAGTACCTCGGATCCCGTCCGTATGTTGAGGTGGCTAACCTGATTGCTGGTATTCAGCAAGTCGCACAAGAGGCGGCAAAACCGGAACAACCGAGGGACTAATGGATACACAGGCGATCTTCAACGTAGTGGTGGGGATCGCCGCCTTCTTTGGCGGCTGGGTCTTGAACAACATCACGAAGGCCATCGAGCGTCTGGATCAAGATGTTCGAGAGATGCCCCACAACTATGTCACCAAAGATGACTATCACCGGGACATAGATGAGTTGAAGGACATCTGCAAGCAGATCTTCAACAAGTTGGACAACAAGGCTGACAAATGACCTCCGCCGCTAAAACGAATCCTTCAAAATGGAAACGGATCGTTTCTCAGGTGAAGGCTTCGGGGAAGGGCGGCAAACCGGGTCAGTGGTCAGCGAGGAAGGCCCAGTTAGCCACCCAGAAGTACAAGTCTTCTGGAGGGGGTTACAAAGGGCCTAAGACAGCGGATAATTCGCTATCCAAGTGGACTAAAGAGGATTGGGGTACAAGGTCTGGAAAGCCCTCTACGCAGGGTAAAGAAGCTACGGGAGAGCGGTATCTCCCCCGGCAGGCACGAGAGAAGCTGACCGCTTCTGAATACGCCGCAACGACACGAGCAAAGCGTGAGGGAATGCGGCGAGGTCAACAGTACGTCCCGCAACCCGAGTCGATCAAAAAGAAGGTGTGGTGATGTCTTATGTAATGACCTACAACAACTTGGTAGCTGACATCGAAAGCTACCTAGAGCGTACAGACCAAGCTACGCTCAGTAAGATTCCTACCTTTATCGGACTGGCAGAACAAGTCATTGCGTCCGAAATCAAGTTTCTCGGAAACCTTGTTGTGGTGTCATCCAACATGGTTACTAACGATCCCGTCATTCAAAAGCCCGCTAGGTGGAGAAAGACGGTATCCATGAATGTCACGGTAGCGGGAGATCGTCGTCCAATCCTTTTGAGAAAGTATGAGTATCTCCGTGAGTTCTGGCCGGACCCTACTCAGACGGACGTTCCAGAGTATTACTGTGACTACAACTATGATCATTGGTTGGTTGCGCCGACTCCTGCGGACGACTATGCGTATGAGGTTCTGTACTACGAAAGAATCCAGCCGCTAGATTCGTCAAACCAAACCAATTGGTTCACTCAGTACGCTCCGCAGGCGTTGTTGTATGGGTCTTTGCTGCAAGCCATGCCGTTCCTGAAGAACGACGAACGGATTCCGATGTGGCAACAGCAGTATCAAGCCATCATGGAAGTGTTAAAGACTGAGGATGTCGCCCGGATTGGTGATCGTCAAGCCGTTGTGAGGGATTCATGAGCTTTGTAAACGTCTTTCCGGGGGACGTAATTGTCCCGACTGATGTCTCCTATCGGAGCGTCACCTTAGCTGCCAATACGACCCTTGCATGGCCTGTAAACGGGAATGCTACGGACGATTATGTAGCGAGGATCATGGATGTCACGGCTACCACTGGAAGCCTGACACTGAGGATGCCTCCTGCGAATCAAGCGAGCGTCGGTGAAGATTCGCTAGTAAGGAACGTAGGTTCTAACACCTTTACGTTGGCAACCAACTCTGGTACGACGATCACCACGATTGCTGCGGGTGAAGCGAAGTACGTCTACATCACTGCTAACGGGACAGCGGGAGGGACTTGGGGGCTGATTGCTTTCGGTGTTGGCACTTCTAACGCTGATGCAGCGACGCTAGCGGGATATGGTCTGAAGGCAATTGCCTCCACCTTGAATCAAGCATATTCGGTCAGTACCTTTTCTTCTAGCTATACGGCTGTAGATGCTGATAGAGCCTCGACGTACATCTGGACGGGCGGTTCTGGGACTCTGACTCTTCCTACGGCATCTTCTGTTGGGGATGACTGGTTCTTCTTAGTAAGGAATGGGGGGTCTGGGACGCTTACGGTAAGCCCTTCTGGGGGCAATCAGATCAATGCCGCTGCGTCTTTGGTGATGCAGCCTGCTGATTCCGCAATGATTGTCAGTTCAGGGTCTGCGTGGTTTACCGTAGGTTTAGGAAAATCAACCCAGTTCAACTTTACGCAGTTGACTAAAGCGGTAACGAACGGAACTTATACGCTGACCGCTAGTGAGGCGTCCAATGTGGTACAGAAGTACACCGGGACTCTTACGGGTAACGTCACTATCAATCTTCCTGAGACGATTCAGGTCTACTACATTACGAACCAGACGGACGGTGGGGTATCTAACTATCAGATTACCTTCCAAACGGGTGTTGCGGGAGGTGCGGTAGCTACTGTTCCTGCGGGCCAACAGATTATCTTGCTGTGTGACTCAGTAAACCTTTTCAACGCTTCAACGATTGCAGCGGGCGCATCTAACGTATCTTTGGTAGATGGAACGGTTGCAGCTCCGGCATTGAACTTTGCTACTGAAACCAGTACAGGTGTCTACAGGCCCGGTTCTGGAGAGTTTGGCATTTCAATTCTAGGTGTTAAAAGATCAGGATTGACTGCCACGGGCCTTACTATCACTGGTAACGGCACCTTTACGACTGGCATTTCGGGCGGGTTGTTTACATGACGCAGAAAGTCTTTGCATTAGATACCAAGCCCGGTATCCAAAGGGATGGAACGGTCTTTGACAAGATCTTCTACAACGATGGTCGTTGGGTAAGGTTTCAAAGAGGGCGTCCCCGTAAGATCCGAGGGTATCGAGTTATCTCTGATCAGTTGTTTGGGCCTTCAAGGGGTATTTGGGTTAATGCTCAGAACGCTTTTGTGTCTATCTTCTCTGGGTATAACGATGGTTTGGAAGTTCTGACCATTGATGACAACGGAGTAGGAGCTGGGATAGGTGAGTTCACCCTATCTAACTTTACTGCCTCTCCGTTGAATATGTGGCAGTTTGATGGGATTTTTGACGTAGGCGGGAATGGGTATCAAGCTATCGTTGCTCATCCCGGCCAAAACCTACAAGCAATAGACTCAGATAACGATACTCCAGTCCTTATTGGGAACATTACGGGCACGAGTATGTCCCAGATTGGAGTTTTTACCGATTCCGTTACGACTACAAACCTGAGTCCTACTCTTACTTTGGCTGTATCCAATCCTCTTATCGGAGCTGGCCAGACGATTACAGGAGCGGGTATTCCTGCGAACACCACCGTAGTTTCCGTAGTTGGAACGACGGTAACGATGTCCAACAATGCTACGGCTTCTGCAACCATTACAGCTACGTTCAACAACAATGTATCTGTTTCGGGTGGAGTTGTATCGTTACATCCGTACCTCTTTGTATTTGGGAACAACGGTCTAATTAGAAACTGTTCCGCAGGGAATACGAACGACTGGGTTTCAAGTGATGCGAACTCTGTAAACGTAGCTACGGGAAAGATCGTACAAGGGCTTCCGGTGCGGGGTGGATCTAACTCTCCTTCAGGACTCTTTTGGAGCCTTGACAGCCTTATACGGGTCTCCTATGCGCCTACGAACTTAGGTGTTCCGGGTACTGCGAACTTTGCGGTTCCTACCTTTTGGAGGTATGACATTATCTCCAGCCAGTCTTCGATTATGTCGTCTCAGAGTGTCATTGAGTACGATGGCATCTATTACTGGTGCGGGGTAGACAGGTTCCTTCTGTACAACGGAACGGTGAAAGAGATACCTAACGCAATGAACCAGAACTGGTTCTTTGACAATCTCAACTACAGTCAGAGACAGAAGGTTTGGGTAACGAAAGTTCCTCGTTTTGGGGAGATCTGGTGGTTTTATCCAAGGGGTAATGCTACGGAGTGTACGGACGCTATCATCTATAACGTCCGGGAACAGACTTGGTATGACGCAGGGCAAGCTATCGGTGCCCGTAGATCGGCGGGGTACTTCTCTCAGGTCTTTGCTTTCCCAGTAGCGGCATCTTGGGAAACTTTGCCCGAAACGGTAGTGTTCTCTGCCTCCTTTACGGTAAACAATGGATCGGAGTTCCTGTTCCTAGATACCTATAACACTCAGGTAGCTCTGAGGCAGGTTATATCGGGTTCTAACATCCCTGCGGGAACTACGGTAGTTGCTATCACGAGTTCCAACATAAAGACTCTCGGAGCGATTACAGGCGGTTCTGGTTATGTAAATGGGTCGTACACAAACGTTCCGTTGACTGGCGGTTCTGGAGCCAATGCTACGGCCAATATCGGGGTTGCAGGAGGCGCTGTAACCACTGTCTCGATTGTTCTGAGGGGTGCTGCGTATCAGGTGGGAGACGTTCTATCTGCCAGCAACACCAATTTAGGCGGGACAGGATCAGGATTTCAGATTCCTGTCAGTGCTCTCTATGCACAGGCTATAGAGATGTCTCAAGCCGCTACTGGAACCGGAAGTGTATCTTTGACGTTTTCTCTACCTCCTAATCGCATTCAAATGTTCCAACATGAGGTTGGGGTGGACGCGATTGACGGACAGAATGTGTCAGCAATTGAGTCGTACTTTGAGACCAGTGACTTGGGATGGGTAGCAGGAGGCCCTTCTCAGCCTGCAATGGAAGGCATGAATAAGTGGGTCAGGTTAGAGAGGGTAGAGCCTGACTTCTTGTTAGAAGGTGACATGGAGTTGTATATCACTGGTAGACCTTATGCTCAGAGTGATGACTCCACGACAGGGCCTTATATGTTTGATGCAAATACGAACAAGATCGACATGAAAGAGCAGCGTCGAGAGCTTAGATTGAAGTTCGTATCAAACGTTGCAGGTGGAGATTACCAGTTAGGTAAAGTCATTCTGAACGCAGACTTTGGTGATGTCCGAGGTTACTAATGCCTAGTACCCAGTCACCTCTTGTTTACGATCCTAGATTCCATACGTTTGAATCTTGGGCATCTTTGATGGTTGAGCAGTATTCTGCACAGCAGTTAGAGATACCGACAGAACAAACGGATTGGAAGTTGTGGGGCAATGCGTTGAAAGCTATAGATGTCTTTGCGAATGAGGCGATTCCTCAAACGGATGACTTCAGTGATTGGTTTGATTGGGCTGCTGCCTTGCTATCAGCAGTAAACCCGAGGACGTAACATGGCTACAGTCATGGTGCAAAGCGCCACTCCTAAATGGGTCTCGGTTCTGTGGACCGGGAAGAGATCAGTCGGTAATCTGAGATCTGACGAAATAAGCCACTAAAGGCACAATATGGCTATCCCCGGACTTACTCCAGAAGAAGAAGCCTCCTTGCAGGGTTTGGCTGGTTTTCAAATGCCAAACATAATGGGGAATGTTGGCAACTTTAACTTTTCCGGGATGCCAAAGTTTGAGTCGCTTCCTCAAATTACAGAGCAAGCTGTGGTCACCCCGCCGCCTTTTGTGTACACCGACTCTATGGGGCGCCGTGTTTTAAGTAGGGAAGAAAAAGTTGAAAATGTTTACCGTCAGATAACAGGCCAAGTTAAAAATTTAGATACCTCTAAGTATTGGCGCGGCGGCGGTATCGGAGCGTTTGGCGGTATAGATGGCGCTGCTCGTTGGATAGCAGGGCAACTGGTTGATTACGGTATTTCCAGTATTGATCAGATTGGGCAGAAAGAAGAGCCCGTATTAGCTCCCAATTACTCTGCCGATCCTTACAACGCAAATGTACTTTACAACAGTTTCTTAAACGAATGGTCACAGTCTGGCCGTCCCCTGCCGGAGCTTGGGGAAACTGTTACATTCAATAATAAGCGTTATGTTATTGATCGTGTGAATTTTTCTGGCGAGCCGGATGTTGGTTTGATCCCCTATGAACCTACCGGCCAAACAGAAAAGATTGTTATCAACAAGAACACCGGCCAGCCTTTAGTTACTCCCGGTCATCAACATCAGTATGCCGCAAACTGGGTATATCCAGACGGCTCTGCTATCTTCAGCGGGACGTATGCCGGTGGTGGCAACACGATGTTCAAGATGCAGTTTGATAGTCAAGGACTGCCAATCTTCTACAGTGACGGTGCATCTTCTTCTGACTTTGAACTTAAAGACTTAGCTCCCTTTGTAGCAATTGCTTCTCTGGCTATCCCCGGAATGGGGGTAGCAATTGGCAACTTTGTTGCGGGTGCGGCTGGATTGACCGTCAGCGCCCCTGTTGCTGCTGCGATTGGCGCTGGAGTTTTAAATACAGTGCTAACGGGAGATATTAAGACGGGGGTACTGTCGGCGGTAGGAAGTTATGTTGGCGCAAACATAGGCAAAGAGTTAGGTCAGGCGGCTTCAGGGATCTTTGAATCTTCTGCTGGCCAAAACTTTATTGCCAACATCGGTGCTGCGGGTGCTCGTGCTGCGGTAATGGGAGAAAGTGTACAAGATGCACTTAGCACCGCCGCTGTAGGAGGTTTGTTCAATCTTGCTGCTTCTCAAATCCCCGGTTTTGATGAGATCAAAGACCCTAAGATCAAATCTGCTGTAGCGGATTCTATTAACGCCGCCCTGAACACTCAGGGGGATATGTCAGCAAAACTGTCGAATGCTGCTTTGCAAGGTGCGATTACTTACGGTGCCAACAAGGTAGAAGTTGACGGTAAGAAGTTCCCAGAGTTGACGCCGGGACAGAAAAGTCTGATTGTTACTACATTGTCTTCTCAGTTAACTGGGAAGCCTTTAAATCAAGAACTGATCAATGCGGCAATCAGTAACACCAACAATGAACTGACTGCTGCTATCAAAAAACCTACTCCTTTAGCCCCGGTAGGTGCAGATGAGTTCACCGGAGGAACACCTGCTGCTCAACCAGAGGACTTTGGTCAAGTCACAGGAGGATTGCCTGCTGCTCCGGCAGAAGTTGTTCAGCCGACTTACTCTTCGTTCATGGGACCCGCGCAGGTATCTCCCGCAGGAGACGTTGGTCCCGCAATAGTCAGAGACAACCTGTCCTTCCCGGCAGACCCAGAAGCGATGGGTTATCAAGGGTTCCCAAGGCCGATATACGAGTTCCCCGCTACCGTACCGCAGGGGCAATTTGCTCCTCCCACCATTGAATCGGTCCCTACAGAGACTTCGCCCGTTATTACAAGGCAAGAGCCTGTTGCGTCCAATGAAGAAATCTTGTATCCGGGGTCTGGCGTAGGAACGAGTATCGGGGAGTTGGCAGGTTCTGGCGTTGTAAGCGATGTATCGGCTCCCACCTTGGGAGATCGTTATGAGCGGTTCAGGAATGCTTTACAGCCCGGAGCAACACAGATTTGGCTTCCTGCTGAATTAGAAGGTTTACAGAACATCGTAGATCGAATGAGGGCGGCAGGAATCTCTGATGACGTTATTGAAGAAACGCTGGTAGCCGAACAAAGCAGGAACGCTGATTTCCGTACTACCTTGTTAGCCAATAGAACCTCTGTTGGAGACGGTACATCAGAACGCCCCGGTGGAGAGGTTGCTGCGGGTGTTGCGATAGGTGAGTCTGCGACGCCTCCAGAAGAGGGAGGAAGGCCGTTTATGGGAGCGGGTTCTGGTCAAACATCAGGGCTTCCTGTTTTCTCTTTGATTGCTGTTGATCAAGGGGTAAGCACCTATGACATGAACAACGGGTTTACGTTGTTTGCCTTCTCCGATGGCCGTCAGAGGGTGATGGACAACGAAACTAAAGTTATCGTTGATCTAACTCCTGAAGA